TTATTTGATTCGTAAAATAGCCATACATAAGTTATTTTGCGTCCTGTAATCAGTCAGTTCTCGAAAACCAAACCTCTTATACAAGTCTCTTAATTTATCTACATCTTCATATTCCAAATATGCAAACGAACCACCGGTTAGCTCTTGTGCTTCTAGAATAGTCTGATAAGCTAATTCTAATAATTTGTATCCTGTTATCTCTTTTGTCTTCAAAGCATCTTCCTTAAAGTTTTTACCTATTTGCCCTATTAAATAACAAGTTAGTTCGATATCCCCAGTCATTTTATCTTTTTTTGAAGCTTTATGCTTTAATTGACCCTTGATTTTACTTGAATATTTATCCAACTGTCTTTTTGTAAATCTCAGTGAATTTATACCTATTGCATAATAACCAACTAAAACTTTTGCACCTTTATAACTACTATATACTAAATGTGTTTTAGAAAAATCATTTTTATCATAGTAAATCGCTTTGTTTTTGAGAAAATCTTCTACTTCATGAGCTTCATTCTTACCAGAAAAATCTTTAGATTCAAATTGATCTAGTAATAATTGAACCTCTTTTTCTGTAAAATTCCTCAATAATGTCGATAACGAAACAACTTCTAAACTCATTTAACCTTTACTTTACTCATAAAATTTTGTAATTCTTCTGTTGTTTTTAAACGTTGAGCAAAAACATTAGGTCTATTGACTTGGGCATCTTCACTTTTATTCATGGCATTCACTAATTTTTCAGCTGCTTTGTTATTAAATTTATAATCTGTAGTAAAACTTTTTGTAGCCATACTACTCACTTCCTCGTTTTCATCATTTGTCTATCGGGTATACCTTGTACACCTTGTCTACCTGTTTAAAATGTATCATGAAAGTATATTTTCGACAATAGATTCGATAAAATTTCTTTAGTATCTCTGATTTTACTCTTAAATTAATTTTTTTCCTAATAACATAAAAAAACAACCACCCAGTAACTAGTATGAGTGGTGTAGCGACTGTAACAACTCTATGTTATCAAGATATATGTATCGAGTGATGACAAGGAAGATGTCTCCTGTGAGACCAACAGCCAGATATATGGCCTCTGCCGGGCTATATAGTTCACTCCTACTATATACGCATGTAATTATAACATAAAAAAATAGGCAAGTACCGAAGTACCTGCCTGTTATCTACATTTAAATTTTGAGAGAAATGTTAAAAAGTTCTAGTAAAATAATAGCACATTTTATCTTTAAATGTAAATAGAAAGCAGGTGCGTTACACACCTGCTTAAATAGACATGACTATGTCATTCTAACTGATTTCTCCCCATAAGTCACCTAATATCTGATTAGGTGGGGCTGAACCATTCCATGTTCTAATAGGCAAGTAATAACGTTGCCCCTCCCATGTATATCCTACCCAAACATGACCATCTTGTAACATCACTTCTGTATAATCACAATATCCACCAGGTTGGAACTGATAACCCACTGGACAAGATAAGAATGGCCCCACTTTTCTTACTGTGATTGGTTGATTGCCGTTTGTGAATCTAGCACTTTCTTCCATGTAGTAAGTACCATATTTATTACGTTTCCATGCACTTGCAACTGGTTTAACTGTATTACTTGAAGCGCTTGACTCATTAGAGACAGTGGCAACCGGTATTTTACCATCCATGTACGCCCTAATCTGCTTGATAAAGTAGTCTTTAAGTTGCAACCGCTTGTCTTCTGGCAATAGACCGCGAGTTACTGGATCAAAACCAGTGTGCAATACTGAGCTTCTGTGTGGGCATGATGTTGAAGTGAATTCGTTGTGTAATCGGATTGTGTTACGGTTTGCTGGTAATCCCCATTTTTTCAACAATCTAGCACATTCTTGGAAAGTCGCCTGTTCATTTTTTAAAAACGTCGCATTATCTGCTCCCATTGATTGACACACTTCAATACCGTAACCATATTTATTACCTATTTGATTCGCTGTATGCCAACCTACTTGAGATTCATCTAAGGCTTGCCAAACTGTGTTACCTGATACGTAACTATGCGCAATACCTGCCTCTAGTCTCGATAATGGCGCGTTAACTAATCCATTACGATATGCTTCTGCTGTTGCTCCTTTGCTTCCTGCGTCGTTGTGAATAACTATAAACTTAGGGTTACTACCACGCTTAGGTAGGTCATAACCTTTAACCACATCTTTGATGATTTTAAGTTCTACCGCTTTAGGTTGTGGCTTAGCCGTTTCCTTTTTAGATGCTTGCGTAGGAGATTGTACTGATCGTGGAGCTGTTTCGCTTTTGAAGTTAGGACGGATAAACCACATAGGGAAGTCGTAAGCGTGTTGGCGTCTTGTAACTTTTTCCCAACCAGAGCCAGGTTGTTGTACACCGTCTGTCCAGCCACCGCCGAGCCAATTCTGCTCATATACAATGATATAATCTAAAGTTGCTTCAATTACCCATGCAACATGACCGTATCCTGCACCATAATTACTACCGAATACAACCATGTCGCCAGGTTGCGCTAAGAAGTCTGGTGTATTTTGGTATACAGTAGCTAGTCCGTTAAAATCATTAGCACTTGGGATGTCTTTGGCACCTACACCTTTTAAGTTGTAGCCAAATAAGACTTGCCAACCTGCATTGGCATAGTCAAAGCATTGAAATCCATACCATCCGTCCGCATTATATTGTTTTCCCTCAGATGTTTTCAACCACTCTATAAACTCTTTTTTAGTTAGTTTTGCTTGCATTGTCGCCACCTCCATGATGATACTCATTCACATCAAAGCCAACATCGTTAGAGGCGTCTGTGAAAGGTTGTGATGTATCATATTCTTTTGGTGCTTTCGTGCTTAATTCCGGCGTTAAACTGCTGTCTTGTGATGATTTCCACGTAACTTGTTGTTCTTCTTTATCGCTATCTCTAGGCGCTTGATATGTCTGTGCTATAGATGAATCTGAGACGCCTTTTGACGTTGGGTCAGTAATAACGCCAATACCTGTAAGTAACGTGAGGATAGCGCCTATAATTGCGCTAGCTTGATTTGATTGAGTAGATAAATCTAATCCGAATAAATCCGTGACTTGCTTGATAAATAGCAACAATGCTCCAACTAAACTAGTTAGTACTGCTTTGTTTTTGAATCTCAATTTCCAGTTAATATCCATTTGTTTGCTCCTTTTATCCAAAATAAAAAAACGACTAAAAATTAGTCGTTTAAAATTATTCAATGGTCAATGTCGGAGATCCTGAATAAACATCACTTATAGTGACATACAACGTCCCTGAAGGATTACTAAAGTTGATATTTTTACTTGCAACTCCGCTATTGACTCCTGATATTCCTAATTCACTTGAACCTAAATTAGTTTGCGAAATCCTCATTATACCGCTACGTACATTTTCTATTGTCACCTGATAACTTTTATTAGGTTCAACTCCATTTATTGTCCATTTTGCTGTTGATTCTTCTATGCTATCCGGATATTTATTTTTAGGTAAGGGTTTTATTACAAAATATGAAGGCTTTTTCCATACTTGGATATTTCCAGCATATACTTTTGTATATTCTTCGCCTTCGTAAATAAGTTTCTTTACATTTTTAAAATTACCTTCCATAAAAATCACCCCTTAATTAAGTAAAGTGTATTAGGGTCTTTTTGATATATATAGTTATATTCATTTTCTGTTCCTGTCCAAATTTTAACCGTCGGTTGAGATGCGCTTTTTAGTTGATATAAATTATCCGCTTGTTGTTTAGTAAAAGCTTGAGATGACAAAACATACCGCTCGTCATGATTATGATTTTTTGGAGCGTATAAATCATTTAGTGTTTGTTTGAATTCCTCAAAATCTTCTGCACTAACTTTTGAGCCAATCTGTTGCAATACACTTTCTGAAATAGAGTTGTTTTGTATTGCTTCTGCTAATTCTCTTAATGTGTTCATAGATTCAGGCGCGCTATCAACTAGTTCAGCAATTTTTGAATCCGTATACGTTTTAGAGTCGTTGAGAGTTGTATCTTGGATTTTTTTAACTTCTTGCAATTTATCTTCTAACCCTTCAACATTTGCGATATTGATTTTATCCAATAACTCAGGTTCTGCTTTGATATCTGTATCTTTACCGTCAATTTGCCACATTTTAGTGTCAGGATTGATTGATACTACAGTACCGTTTTTACCGGGTGCGCCTTGTTCTCCTTTTTTACCTGCTTCACCTTTTGCACCAGGTTGTCCCGGTTCGCCTTTATCACCTTTCGCACCTTTAAATCTACTTTCATTCTTTTCGATGTAAGAAATGACATCTTTATCTATTTTCTCTTTAAAGTCTTTGTTCAATAAATCTGTCGCGTTATCTTTTAAGATTCTCGTAATAGCATCATCTACCAATTTAACATCGATTTCTTTTGCTACAGCAGATTCAATACCACTATCAACGATATTGAAAGAAAAGTTCGCGACATGTATTTTTTCTTCTTCTTTCTCTAAAAACAGCTTACAGCGAACATAACCAGCGTGTTTGATAACCTTTTTAGGTATCTTGTAGGTAATGAATCCTTTTACAACATCATCGATAATAAGGGGCTCATTTTTGAATATAGAGCCATCTTCCATAAACAAATGTAATCTAGGTGTTAAGCCGTGTGCTTTTAGATCGATACGACCTTGTTTGTCATTGATACCTATTCTTATAGATGCTGTATTTTCATCTTCAGTGTAAAATCGACAGCCAATGTCACCTAAGTCAACACCATCATTTTTTATTCTCGTTTCAACATCTTTTATTTTGTACATTTATACACCTCTTTATTTATATTTATCTCTTATAAAGTAGATACCTTTTAAGCCGATTTTTTTATATAGCTTAGCGATTGTACTTGCTTGATGTTGGCACCACTCTATAGCAGTAGCATATTGATGTGTAGCTGGATTTTTAGGATTCCATCTAATTCGGTACAATGTGTTTTGCCCTTTGTTGATGTAATCCTTTCTTACGAAGCTAGCACCGCCCATGATTGCTTTTGCTGGAGATGTCCAACCTTTATTCCTAGCAAACGTCATTGCGTAGTTAGGATTGTTGTCGTAAGCGCCAATGCCGAAGTAGTTGTATACTCCATCTTTTCCGTTAGCGAAGTTACTTGTTCCATATCCACTTTCTAAGAAAGCATGCGCGATTAAATAAATTTCATTAATGTTGTGCTTTTTACAAGCTTCTGCGAACGCTTTACCTTGATTATTCAATGTCCCCTTACCTTTAAGTATCTTATTAAGCGAACTAACTGAAACGCCTTGATACTTGCCTAAATTAAGCATTTGGTAGCACTGCGTGTTACTTTCCCATATACGCTTTACATTCATCGCTGAGCTCGTTTGTGCTCGTGTTGCATTAGCCCAGCCCCATGTATGAGATTTTTTCGGGTTACCTCTTGCCATTTGTTTATCCAGTGCTTGTTTGAATGTATAAGGACTCGTTTCTGTTATGATCTGCGGTTGTTTAGATGCCGAGCCATTATTAGCTGTTGGTGATGAGTCTCTTACATTCGCTATATCAGCGTTTTTATTATCTACCATAACTTTTATTCTAGATTTTGTTACTGTTGGTTTAGTTATAGAATTTAATAATTTTTCTCTGTTTTTAAATATATTAAGTAATGCCTTTTCTAATGCTTCGTATTTATCTTTAGGGGGAACACCGTTGTCAATCATATTCCAATTAACATGTTCCAACATTGAACGCCAAATACTATCGTCTACTTTTAAATTCTCAATACTTAGAGGTATCTCATATTTGATCATCATATCTACAGCTACAACCATTGCGTGAATCTCGTTAAAAATAAATTCGTTTTTACTCGCACTATAATCTTCACATACGTCTATAACTATATAATCAGCTTCATTAGGAACTTCAAATACGGCTCTTCTAGGAGCCCAAATATTATGTCTATCAACATAAAAGTGTGGATATTCTACATCTTGCTTATATTTCTTTCTACTGTTATATAAACTTTCTACCGAGCTCATTGTTTGAGCGTTTCTAATCATTATCCCTTTAGGTTTTTCGAGTCGTCGATTACCCTCTACTATAAAGTGATAAATATATTCTGGATAATTAACTTCTTGGCTAGAAATTGTGTACTTTATAGTTGTTACATCTTTCCAAATTGGAACTTTTTTATTATTTTTTTCGTTATCATCACTATCATCTTCCGGTTTAGGTGCTGGTGTAGTTTTGTCTGGATGATATGGAGGTCTAACAAAATATTTAACACCTCCACCTGGTCCATCATGATAAGAGTGTTTGATTTTATACGGCGGACTTCCTGTTGCATTATTTGTATACCAGTTTTGATCCACACCATACCAATAGTCTTTTGTGCATGGCCCTACTACAATGTTCACATGACCTGCCCAACCACCAGTCCAAACACCCCAGTCGCCTGGTTGTGGTACAAAGTCTTTTGTATTTCTAATTATCTTGAAATCTCTACCTCTATAATTAGATTTCTGAGCCATAGCATCAGCATTTCCCCATGTTCTAAATCCCCAATATTTATCGAGTAAATAATTAGGCAAATCCCAGCATTGTGCTCCCATTCCAGAACCAGGTACATCAATAGCTATTTTGTTTTTAGCGATATACAACGCCCACTCTACTACTTCACTAGCTGTAGGTTTTCTGTTTTTTGGATTAGGTAATCCCATGTATGCACCTCATTTCAATCAAAATAAAAAGCCAGTGCCGAAGCACTGACTCTTAACTGTTATTTACATTTACCAAACCAGAAGCACGCCCAGAAGCTATATCCTAAAATCCCTTTAAGCATGGTAATCACCTCCTTTAAATACCAAAAATAGTTCTTAGTATAGCTATGACAATCGTACTAAAGATAGTCCCTATCAAACCGAGAATCCACATCTTGATATCTCTGATGTTTTTAGCATTTTTCTTTTTATTTTTTTCATCTTCAATCTTATCGCGCCTTAATTCTTCGAAATTTCTATCTAACTTGTCATAAATTTTTTCTTGCGTTCTCAGACTGTCTTCTATTCTGTCGAATTTTTCAAACATAGTCTTATCATTTTCTTCTAATCGCGTTAAACGCCAATCTTGTTCATGTCGTTTGGTAAAACCAAACATTACGCCACCTACTTTTTGTTAAATTAAAAAGCCACAAGCATTACACCTGTGACTTTTCATCTTTTGTTTCTGGATATTTTTCTCCAGTGATCAATGCATATTCTTCTTTGTCGATTACACCCATGTCTACGTACCACTTAATTTGGTCATTTTTATAGCAACCCCACACATAAAAAGTTTTAATGTCCTTGAAAGTTGGATAAATCATCTTAATTTTCTCCATTTAAACGTCCTCCTCTGTATTTGTTTTACCAGCTTTTAGTTCAGTCAACTGTTGTGTTAACATAGCGTTTTGTTGCTTTAATTCCATCGCCAAAATGTTTACTTGCGTCACCTGCATTTGCATACTTGCAACCATTCCGCGAAGTTCTTCATCACTCAAATCTGATTCACTTTGTTGGTTTGATGCATTCGGTACGTCTTCTTTTTCGAAATTGCTATTGTATTTAATTTCGCCGTTAGTGAAAACAAACTTTCTAGGTTCGAACTCTTCTTTAAATTTAATAGGCACATTGTTATCATCTACATCTAAACTATTGCGTAATCCGCCAGTATTAACGTATCCGATAACTTCGTTTTTATCGTTTACTGTGATTTTCATTATTTCCACCCCACAATTTTATTTATCGTAACTCTGTTTGCATTAGCACCAGAACCTGTTTTACTGCCTAAATCAAGGTACACATCGTTATCGATTTTTAACGTCGTACCACTTTCTTTAGTTATTAAGCATTCATAACTACCACCACCGTTACCGTCTGAGTCAACTACATTTGTTTTACTTAATTGAATCGCATTTGGTATAGAGGTTAAACTGAATGCTTCAATAACACCACCTGGATAAGTACCGCTTATGAATAGAATTGCATAATTTGTATAAGCTTCGGTTAAATTAATCCTTGTTCCTACACCGTTTGCAGCACCGTCGAATAACACGGCTGTTTTATGTTCGTTAGGTGTAGCCCATTGTGAATCTAATCGACCATTGGTGATTGATCGTGTATAAACTTTTTTAGAGTTTGAAGGTGTGAAGTTGAATAACTTATTTGCATCATCTTTAACAAATACTGATAAGTAGCCTTCGTAACTTTCAACAATACCTGGTAAATCCGGCACTCTTGTTGCATAGTAATTACCAGCAGTTAAATATCCCAAATCGCCTTGCGCATTATTCAAGTTAACTTGTATTGATTGGCCATTCGCCTCTGTCATCTTATGTTGTTGCCAGCTCGTTGTTCCGAATTTATCATCTACATACTGCTTAGCTTGATTTAAAGCGTTGTTAGACGTTTCTTCAACAAATTTCTTCGTTAATTCTTCGTCAACTTTTTTATAGAACTGATACCATGTGCCACCGATTTTATATTTTGTGTACTCATCATTTGAATCGTCTGGATACCATGTAGCACGAGCTGTATTATTATCAACAACATAAACAACTAACACACCAGATTTGCTTGATGTATAAGTTGATTCATCGAACGAAGAACCGTCATCAACACCATCTTGTCCGGGCTTCTCTAACGTGCCTATATCCGCCTTTTCTGGCGCATCTTTTGCATTAGTAATATGAATAATCATAGATGAGTTAGCGTGTCTTAAAACAGCTTCTATTGACTGTTCAGATGATTCGATCGCTTTACCGTAATCATCAGTAAGTTTAGACTTTTGCCAATTTGTTGTTGAATTACCTTTAACAAGGTCAGCGCCATTGATTTGTTGTTCAACTTCGTTAACACGTTCAAAAATCGCTTGCTCTTTATCAACAATTTTCTGGAACTTGCTATTTATATATTGAACGGCTTTGTCTTGTGTTGCTGTAATCATCTGTACCGCTTCATTTTGTTTGATTTCTAATCTTTGAATACCTTGATTAATACGACTATCAATTTCAGTAACCAACGATTTTGTATCACTCAAACTTTTCTTTAAGTCCTCAACTTCTTCTTTAACACTTTCTGTTAAGTCCTGAATTGATTTGATATAAACTAGCTTTGTTTTACCGTCAAAATTACTAATTAGATCATTCTGGATATTGAAGTTAAATTGACGTTCTACAATTACGTTATTGCTACCGTTTTGAGTAAAATATGCTTGCGCATGTACGCGTCCAGTGTATTTTAAGAACTCATTCGGGATAACGTATTGCATTCGTCCGTTAATTGCATCAACAATTGTAAGTTCATCACTAATATAAGCGCCGTGTTCATCGTCGAAGTTATCCGTCTTAAGCACAATACTAGTCATCGCATTATGTTTGCTGATTGATAACGGCTTATTATTCTTAGTTACTGCAAAATTTAAAACACCAGTTCCTCTATCTGATTCATAGAAACTGATGTTTGTGTCAATAACCGGATTATATTGTGATGTTGTTTGTAACTCGATTAAGTTATCATCTTTCGAAAAATTATCTACTACCATTATTCAACCACCTTTCCTTCGAATAAACTCCATTTACCAACGCCACCAGTACCAAAGTTTCTAACTAAAAATTGATGTGCAGACGGGAAGTTATTACGTCTTAATACTTGTGTTGTATTACCTGGTGTATTCGATTTTACTTCTAATATCCAACCTGCAATACCTTTAAAGTCTTTAGGAAAATCAGTAAATCGGTTTGATTCTTCAGTAGTGATATAGAAATCTAAACCAACGATTTTTAAATCTGATAATTTTGTAATACTCTTAGGGATATGTTCCCAATAACCAGCACTTTGTGGGTTGAAATTCCATGAACCGTTGTTTTTCTTGTTAAAGATGTCGATAACACGTTCAAATTTGAGCATATTTCTACCTGTGCTGTTTCTAGTTAGTACTTGTCTTAACGCACCATTATAATGACCAGGCAGTACATCAAAGAACCAACCTGCATCTCTAAACGCTTTCGGTAACGGGAAATCTAACGCATTTTGTGTGTCTTGCGTATAGATATAGTAATGACCAACTTCCGTAATATCACTTAGATATGCTGGGTTTTGCACTGGTAACGGTTTAACACGTCCACCTGAATCAGTCATTGATACTTGAGGTGCGATGTTTTTTAAGAATTGGTTTACACCTCTTTGACCAATTGAATAAATTGAGTGGTGTCTGTTGTTACCAGGTCCAATAGTTACCCCGATTAAAAGCGCTTTGCGTCCTGTTTCTAAATCGTAATACATATCTAGACCCTCAGCCTCTTGGAAATCTCCTTTAAAGTTGTTATTCACACCGCCTATATCGATACGACGTTTAAATAACAATTCTTTCGTTTTGATATCGAAGCCTTGTAAGTAATTAGGGTTAGCTGGATTTGAATCGCCAGTGTACCAATATAAGATACCTGCATCATAAGCAATACCTTGCATAGGTTGCGTACCTGATGTGTATTGCATAGGGATATCCATTTGGTACAGTACTTTGTCTATACCTTTATCAATATCGTCAGCACTTCTTACTTCAACAAAATTTAATGCGTTCTTAGCTTGTTGTTCAGAAGTTTTATATTCACGTCTAAAAACCATTAAGTTTTCTATAGGATTATAAATTGCTGACGTATATCTATCGTTAAATACATTTGGCATAACGTCTTGCATTTCGTTGCCATACGTCATTTCTCCGCTTCTGTATTTAAAGCGTACAAACTTGTTATTGTTGTTAGCGTCTAACACTGCTGAATAAATCCACAACTCATTGCCGATATATCTATAGGCGTTGTGTGTGCCGTGTCCGCCATTTTTAACTAGCAGTCTATCAATAAATTGTCCGTTAGGCTTCAATCTAGATAACATGTAATGATTGCCTGGACGCGCTTGTGTCATGTAAATAATTTTTGTTCTAGGGTCTACCCAAAATGATTGCATTACTGCGTTAGTATATGGCGATAAATCTGTGATGAATTCCGGTTCTTGCTCTTTTGGTTCAAATCGGTATTCTGTCGCTTGATATTCTTTATAGTGTTCATCTACAGCTTTCTCAACCTTTTTAGTGAAAGCATCTAGTGTTGAATAATCATGATACAAACGATCTTGCAATGTCTTATGATCATAACCAGTATTATCAACACGCGCGTCTTTTACTTCGTTGATACCGTCGCCGTTATGACCTAGTACCATATTGCTGAAACGGCCGTTTAGATACGTTAAAAAATCAGAGACGCTACTTGTGACATTTAAATGTTCATACTTTATTTGCTCTCCATTATGTGCAAATACCTCTTTATTTCTATGATATTCAAGAGAGAAATTAAAATCAGTCAGCATGTCTGAAATAAGCTTGAAATTATACTCATTTTCATCTACATATCTGTAATCGAAAACTCTACTTAAATCTGTAATTAGTTTATTACTCATGTTTTCCTCCTTTACTATCCATAAAACTGATAATAATTTTTAATAAGCTCATACATAATAACTTCATGACCTCTTTCATTAGGATGTAATCCATCAGGCATGCTAGATTTTCTAAATGCTGGATTATATGGTTTGAAATAATCTGTGTGATAAGCGTCATATACTGGCACATCTAATTCACTACAAGCCAATATCTGAGCATTGACATAATCCTCTAACGTTAACCCTAGTTTGTTTTTATCCGTATCTTTACGACGTATCGTTGTGCCACTCATAGGACATTGTCTTGTAGCTGTCATAACAAGTATTTTTGAAGCCGGATTATTTTTCCGGATAACTTCAATTGCAGAACAAAAGGCACCATAAAACGTTTTAGTATCCGTTTTATCAGTGCCTATCGGTACGCCTGCCCAATAACCATGTAACCAGTCATCATCTGTACCTTGTAATATGATTAGGTCTCCTCTTATTTGCTCTGCTTGTCTATAAATGCTGTTTTCTACCGCTTCTTTACCTATTGGAACTGTTGCCATTGTTGCGCCACCTCTTGCAAGGTTGGTCGTTTTAGCTTTTAACTTCTTGCCTAACATTTCTGTGAAATTAGTTTTCGCATGTGATCCTCTAGCTACAGAATCGCCAATCGTTCCAATCGTTTTTACATCTTTAATGTTTGATTTATCTATAAAATCATGAACGATAGTGCCGTCAGATGTAGTCACAGTTTTAGAGCTTACCTTCTGTTGTTTATCTTCAATCAAATCAGTTCTACTCATCAAATCGAGTGTTGATTTAGCTATTGATGCAACTTTAGATTTTAAGTTTTCTGCCGCTTTACTAGGATTGGAAAGATTAACATCATTTAATCCAGAAACATAGTTAGCTGCAGTATTAACTTTTTTCATATATCGTTGTTCTCGATTAAACTCACCAAGAGTTACATCTTGCTTAACAATTACATTGTTTATACCCCTAATCGTTTTAACTTGTACTATACGGACTAAATCATTCAAACCTAGTTTGGTAGATTTTATTTGTACTATGTCTCCGGGTTGTGGGTCTGCTTCTGGATATGATTCTCTTAACACCAAAAAGTCCAAAGACAAAGATTGTTTTAACGACTTTTTCAATCTCGATTGTAATTCTTTATCCATAGTTTCTTGGTCAGTCACTTTACCATCTTTAAATGGTTCTGCGTGGATGTCGCCGTATATTTCAGCTAATGCACTTCTAGCTTCCATTACGAGCCCAGCGTGTTCGAATGTTTCTTCTCCTGAATAATTACCATATCCTCTAATGAAGGTGGCGAAATCACTTGCATCTTCCTCGAGTTTTATAGCGTTGGCGTTGACTTCGTCAGAAATAAAATAAGACGCTTTTTGATTTGCAAAAGGCGTCAATACAAACTTATATCTGTCTTTCTTTTTGTCATACGTTATTTTATATTCTAAACCGAAATGTTCTAATCCCTTTTTAAACATTTCTAACCTTGTATCGCCTTCACCACCATTTTCAAACTTCGAAGACTTAACCTTACCTTCGACTTCAAAAAGCATTCCAGTACCTTGAAACACAATGTTAAAATATCTTTCTACTGTAAAAGATCCTGTTACATTAACATAAATCCTATCAATCATTAACTTGTCTATAGGAATCTCTCTAGCAGTACATTCAACCAGTTGTCTGTCGCCTTCTGATTTCCTATCAATGACAGTTATTACATATTCTTTCTTGTCGTTTTCACCTTCGACATGACTAACAATCCATCTTTTCCCTATAGCGTTAATAACTTCATAAGTATATTTATTTTCTAGAATATCAAAAGTTAATACACCGTCAGCATTAACTTTTTTTACTAAAGTTGTTTCTACTGGTACAGGTGCGCCATTACCTTTAGGTGGTTTAATAGTTATTGTCATTCTGACACCTACTTATAATAAAATTTCAAATCAAACTGAACTTTTTGTACCGTTTGATTAAACTCAAATTTATTAGCTCCGTATTTAAATTTTGGTTGAGCTATATTCGTTTCGGTACTTATTTCAACACCGTTTTTATAAACTCGGAAGCTATCATAAACAATTTTGTCTCCAGCTTTTAGTTTGATGCCTTCGATTTTCATTATTTCAGCATGCGTTAAGTTCCATACAAATGATTCTGTATCTTCGCCTAAAATAATTGTTATCTTTTTATACATGTTAAATTGGTCGTTAGGAGCACTACCGTGATAGTAAACTGTATCTTTGCTAACGTTTTCAAATGTATACTGGCGCTTATCCCCACCTGCATGCCAATCGATATTAAAATCAAACGACCACAATCCAACCTTTTTGTTTTCTTCTAACTCTAGGCTTGTTCCAATACTTTCACCGTATGGTAATTCTGTAGTTTCGAATTTTAGTTCAAAAGAAACTTTATTACCTTTTTGTTTAGGGTTTATAACTCCGTTAAAAATAACTTTATACTGTTTACCATTTACATAAATTTGTTGATCGTGTCTTGAATATTCATAATCCGGGAAGTTGTTTTTATCTAATTTCACGTAATCATCAGAAGTAGGTTGTGTAAACCTGTAATTCAACTCTTCTTTTCTTCTGATTTCTCGTAAATACATTGGTTCTATGTCTGTCGTTAACGAATACAACATATCTCGCATATAAGCAATGTCTGAACGATTTTTTACTTTACAAAAACACGGAACAACTATATCTCTACTGATATAATTGCTCCCCATTAGTATGCGACCGTTCATGTTTTCTTTATCTTGATACTTTGTGTTGATTTGCATGCTATCAATTACTATATCGTTAACGATAAACCCGTATTCACTTAACCTGATTACAGTGCCATCTTTTTTAGTTAATTCTATGTCCATTTGTAACCTCCTTTATAAGTAATACTCAGAATTGCGTTTAGCATTTCTGCCGTTAACAATACTAGTAAGTGCGTCGTTATTAATATCAAGTTCAACTTTTACAGTTTTCATGTTTGGCGATGTTTCAATTGAATGTGTGTGTTGGACTTGTGCGTTGATATTGCCAACAAGATTGCTTAAGTTACCAGTAATACTAGAAATGTCAGGTGCATTTAACGTAGGTTGAAATGCATCAACTACTTTATCAGCAACATTAGAAACGTTACGAATAACTTTACTTGAATGATTATCTATACCTTTAACGAAACCTAGCATTGAATACATACCAACATCCATGAATTCACGTGAAGGCGAGTGAATACCTAGCGCTCTTTTGGCTGCATTTAAAGCACCTTTTGCTACACTAGCTGCTTTTTCAGCTAAGTCTCTAGCCATATTACCAATACCTCTCATCAAACCACGAATCATATCAGCACCTGCCGATACAAAGTCATCCACAAAGCTTTTAACTTTATTCACCGCATTTGTCATACCTTCACTAACTTTATTTACAACGTTAACGAATCCTTGAATAACTCTATTAACAAAGTTAATTAGCGTACTTGTTATAGTAGATACCCATTGCATACCTTTAGTGACAATGAAGTTCCAAGCTTGAGACATTTTGTCTGATATAGTTGATACAACTTGTGTGAATATACTTACTACTTTGTTCCAAATAGTTGTTAAAATACCAGATAAGAAACTCCAAATTGTATTCCAGATATTTGAAATAAAACTCCATGCCGCTTGTAACGCAGTAGATATAGCTGTAGTGATAGCGTTCCAAACTGCCGTTGCTACACTCACTATTGTGTTCCACAACGTTTGTAAGAACGTCCAAATAGCGTTCCAAATAGTCATTGCGATAGTCATGATTGTTGTAAACACAGTAGTTATTACAGTGACTAACAAATTCCAAATCGTAGTAGCGATTGTAATTATCGTGTTCCAGATTGTACTTAAGAATGTCCAAATAGCTGTCCATATCGTCATAACTATTGTCATTATCGTCGTGAAAACAGTTGTAATGATTGTAACTAAAAGGTTCCATACTGTTGTTGCAATAGCGATAATTCCATTCCATAACCCTTGTAAATAAGCGACTATTTGATTCCAAATAATCATTATAAAATTGTATACATTTGATACCGCTGTAGTGATAGCTTTTAAAATAGCATTCCATACAACCGAAGCTACAGTTTTCAACACATTCCAAACTGTAACCATAAATGTTTTTATCGCATTCCAAGCATTTATAATAAAGTTTCTGAATCCTTCATTTTTATTCCACAATAAAACGAATATAGCTATTAATGCAGCGATTACACCAATAACTATTGTTATTGGACCACCTAAAATACCAAACACAGTTACTAGTCCTGTGATAGCATTTCTAATTAATCCAATCTTACCGAATAACAATTGGAATATAGCTGTAACTAATTTTATTGGACCTTTTAATGATGTCATTGCCTTACTTAATACTAAAGTTCCTGTTTTAGCCCAACCAAACTTAGTTACTAATGCAACTAATCTTGCTGCTAATGGTCCTAAAAAGTCCATTACCGCTAATATTGGAGCAATTAAAAATCTAAATGCACCAACTAAAGTTATAATGACACCAACTAATTGTGCTGTAGCTGGATGCGCCTCAAACAAGTTAGCTATCCAACCAGTTATTGCTACTGCAACGCGTAATACTGCACTAGCTATAGGAGCCATCGCTGTTGCGAATGCAACTAATCCTCTTGCAATGTTCCCAATTAATTGCATTATTAGTGGTCCATTTGTTTGTATATAACTGACAAAGTCTTTAAAACCTTGAGATTGACCGACTTGTTCAGACCATTCTCTAAACTTAGCCGTCATTTGTTCAAGAGATTGGAATATGCCAGTTGATGATCCACTGAATGCATTCATCAAATTGTTAATTCCAACGAAAACATTTTTAAAAATATTACCAATGATAGGTAAGTTTGTTTTTGTGTATTCAATAAAACGAGTTATCGAATTTTCTCCAGCTGCACTATTAGCCCAGTTAGAGAAAGATTGACCTAATCTATCCAACCAATCAGCCGACCATTGAAACAGTGGTGCTAATTGTGTGAATACATTGACTAATCCATCACCGAAACCGCCTGCAGCACTTAATAGCTTGTTAAATACCGAAACACCAGTTGTATTCATCATGTTGAAGAACCTTGATGCTACACTGCTATTTTCAGCCCATTTAAGCACGCTTTGAGACGCTTCTTCCATTCCTCTTGAAATACCACTAAAAAATGGTTGTAAGCTCTGCATTGCAGTTTTAACAGTATTTAAACCATTTGCAAGAGTTGTGAAGATAGCGGATTGATTTTGCTTTATAATATCAGTCCATGCTGACTTTACGCCATCTAACGCTTTTTTGTATTCGTTTGTTGCTGAGCTAGCTTGTAAAGTGCCATCATTAAGCATCTTTATAGCGCTGATAGCCATTGCGCCAAATGCTACAAAGCCAGCGCCGGCTATTGCTACCGCACCACCTAAAGCAAGTACACCGCCAGTTAACACTTTGATAGCGTTTAATAGCGCAAATACTACAGGTACTACGCTCGCTATTACAGGTATTAAGATACTAAAAGATGAAGTTAGTAATCCACCAACCATATTAGAACCTACAGTACCGAACACACGGAACATATTAGCTAAATTCCCCATCTGTCTTTGGAAATTGTCGTTTGCTTTTATTATGTAGGCATAAGCTTTCTTTAAACCATTAGTATCGACATCTACCTTTGTTGTTTTTTTGTTTGGCAATGCGTCTAACGATTTTTTAAACGCATAAATTGTTGGTATAGAAAGCCCTGTATCTACATCAAGTCGAGATCTAGTTTTGTTCGGAATACTTTTAAGTTCTTCTTTAGTACGTTTGATTTTAGAGTTAGCAACACCATTGTCCACGTCTATAATAGCTTTGGCTTTAGACCTATTTAATGCTTCGAGACTAGCTTTAGATACTTTTAACACTCGATTGAATTTACTGTTATCTGCATTGACGTCAATATTGACACGTTTCTTTTCTAATTCTGATAATTTAGCTTCTGTTTCAGCGATATCTTTAATCAACTTTTGTTTTTGCAACTTAACTTCTGGTGTAACTTCTTTAGAGTTTAGTTTGTCTAGTTCAAAATTCGATTCTAGTACCTTTTGTTGTAAATCTTGTATACTAGCATCTAATTTAGCTTTTACATTTTTGTTACTAAAGGCATCTAAAGACTTTTTAGCAACTTTGATAGTTTTTTGTAATTTTTTATCGTTAGCGTTTAATTCAACATCTTTAGTTTGATCTGCTACTCGTTTAAATCTTTGCACAGACTTAACCGCACTATCAATTTGCCTTTTGAATTTGGCTACACTAGCTTCAATAGTCGCTTTAATTTTATATTCCGTCACATTAACACCTCTCTTTCTATTGCTTATTAAATTCTGCTATAACTTTAAAGAATTCATTATTTTGTGGTTCGTATTCATCACGTTCGCTACTAAATCTTATATCTTTACCTTCGTTAAGCCGTTGGATATTTTCTTCATAAGGCAATACGTCGTTTGCATTGTTAAAAACATATTCCTCTTTAGGTTTATTTTCTGTCCCAACATTTTTAGTAGCTGCAGCATCACGAATAGCAAACGCAAGTTTGTAACGTTCGAATTCTTGGGTTAGCATTTCATACTCTTTCGCATACATTCGATAGTTATATTCTGTTAATGTCATTTGCTCAATAACGTTCAAATCTGTAATACCAAGTGTTGACATACAAGTTATAACGATTCTGTCGTAAGTTATTAGGCTTCCGCTGGTTTTTCTTCCGTTTCCACTACTTCGACTAGGTTTCGGGTCATAGGTCGCTTTCCCAACTCCGTTAAAATATCCGAACCGAATTCTTCTAGTCCGATATTTTCTGCGATTTCATCTAATGCTTCATCAATGTTATTAATAGTAATTGCTTGTTTTTTTAAGTGAGATGTAGCTGCAATTAAAACTTCGCCAATCACAACAGGATTTCCACTCTCTAAACCTACAGGCAACATTGATACACCTTGACCGATAGAAGCTTGCTCAACTTTTAAACCTAATCGGTTATCGATTTCTCTTAAAAATTTAAAACCAAAACTTAATTCTAATGACTTTCCGTTAATTTCTACATTCATAACTTAAAATCTCCATTCATGATTAATTTAAACAAAATAAATAGGGCTTAACGCCCTATTTTTATACCTCTCCTGGTGTAACCGTTGATGAATCTACCTTAGGTTGTGGAATTGCTGTTAAATCTTCGCCAGTTAACGCATCTGCTTTTGTAGTGTCATGGAATCTGTATCCAGTCGCCTTAAGTTTTTTTGTTACAGCCTCAGGCAATGTTGCAAATCCACGTTGGAAACGACCATTCACACCGTATTCATATTCATATTCATCAATACCGTTAGCTTCTGCTTTTAATTCAAATTTATTGTGGAATCCTTGAAAATATTTCGCTTTAAATTTAGCGGAATCCCCATTTTTGCCTGGTATTCTACTTTCAACTTCCCAAGCTTCATACAATACGCGATCTACAACTGCATCTTCAATTTCATCTGCAAAATCGTCACCATAAAACATTTTAGCAGTACCAGACATTGTTGACTCAACAGAACCACCAGTGTTATAAGAACCGTCCATTGTATCCTCTGTATCTGTATCAGCTTCATGTGATAAGCCGTATTCAGTTAAAAAAAGCATTTTAGTAGCATCTACTTTTTCGCCAGCTTTTCTAAATAAAATAATACGATCATTACTATTTTTCATATTTGCCATTCAATATTCCTCCGTTTTTTAAAATGTTTTGTAAGATATCGTTACTGATGTGTGTAGCAATTCTTGATTGGTAGTATCATCAACTAACTGTGTGATGTTAGTATCTTCTTCTTCAAAGTCATAATCGTTTGTTTTAACGCTAGGTGTTAAATCATCAATACATCTTTTAACAAGTCCGTCATGATGTCCTAAATCATCACTTACACTCCAAATATCAATAACTAAATTCGTGTCACCAGAATAACTATCAAACGTGTATTTACTTCTGTTTGACTCCGGCATTTTTATTACAAAAAAAGGATACGGAATCTCTTGTTGCATCTCTTTACGAGAAATAACAGGGAATCCATATCCTTGTAGCGTTTCATACACTTTATTATAAAGTTGTAAGTTCGGTGTCATGCTTTTATCTCCTATTCAAACAACGCTTTCAATTCTTCTACAGTTGATTTTCTTATTACCTCATACACTGGCCACATAAAAGGTTCTGCCTCCATGTATCGAGTACCAAACTCTAAGAAACCACTATAAGCTGCATGCGATGTGATAGTGTATTGCAAATCGCCAGTTTTTTTATATCTGATATTGCGTGATAAATTACCAGTCCAATAACCCTTATTCATTACTTCTCTAGCTTTCAATTTAGCTCGTACTACATATTCTTTGGCGTTTTCCTGTAAAATATCATCTACATCATCATCAATGTTGGTTTTCATATCGTGAAATTGGTTTAACAGTGCGTCTAATCCATCTATATTCATCAATTGACCTCTTCGATATAATATGACGTTTCGTGTCTGTATATCCTTGTATCAACTATCTTGTAGCGAATGCCATTAACCAACACGTGGCTAACAGGGTAAGATATTGATTCTTTTATCCTCAGAACACTTACATCGTTTTTACATCACCAAATTCAAGTTGCTTTCTTGCTCTAGAAATGGGGTTAATATTGCATGGTATCGCATCATAAGTGATTAGTGTGTTTTCTTTTTTGCTAGTTTTAGGATTGTAAGTTGCTACTTGTTCTAATTGAAAAATAACTCTATCTTCATATCTCAAAAGAACACAGCCCTTCCTTTTTTAGTTCTCGTTCTAGCATTAAAGTAATTATCAATAATAGCTTCATACTCCTTGAAATCGTTCAATTCATACGCATTGCTACGTCCGTCAACCGCTTCTGATGTCATACCTTCAGCACCAATCCTGTTGTAGCGTTTAACTGCAACTTCTTTAATCATGTAACTAAACCTTTCCGGTATTTGTTCAACTTCAATAGGTAACATTGATAACAACTGGCTTTCACAACTTTTTATGATTTCTTCTAATTGTTCATCTTGCTTTTCATCTTTAAGACCAATACGTTTTTTTACATCAGCTAGCGTAGTCATATAACCACCTACTCTAGTGACTCAAAAGCATTGATAATTTCAGCTTTTGTTTGTTTTTCATCAACTTGTAAGCCAGCAACACTTGCTATTTCGACAAGTTCTTTTTGGTTAATTTGTCATTTACAATGTAAATCATTTGTTTGTTGCGTTTATTTTCAACACTAGCTAAAGCTTTGATACGTTCATCTGTAGGATTATAACCTTTACGAGGGTAGACATGCCCTTTCATATAGACATGTCTGTTATCTTCTAAATCTGTAAAATCTACTTTAACAATTCCAATGATTTCGGGCATGTTACCACTCCTAATTATTTATTAAACTTCTCCTGGTACTGAATCTGTTTTTTTGTCAGCAGGCACTAATTTAGCGAATGCTTTATCGTCAGCGATGTGTAACGCTACATGCATAGTTGCACGCAATGCCACCATGTCTTGTTCGAATAAGTTTACAGGTGTGCCATCTTCGTTTTTAACTGTAGATAATTGTGCAGTTTCATCGATTTTGTATTCAATTAATTGAGGGATACCGTAAATCAACTTATCAAAGTCACCAGTAATTAATTCACCGCGTTTTAAATTGCTTGATTTAAGGTTAACCACAGGTAGACCATCTAACGTATCACTGTTACGGTCATAAATACGTTCCTTAGTTTCAGGATCTACAATTTTACGTAACAAGCTTCTGTTTTGTGTTTTTGAAATAAACGCATTTGCTTCTAATTCGTCATCTTCAAGTAATGCCTCTAAATCAATAATGTTATCTTGTGTGAAGTCACCTTTAATAACCTTATTAGTTTTTTCAATTGATTGCGCAATTGATTTACCGAATGGATTGTTACCTTGATTCAAAATACCCGCTTCATCAAACTTTTTATAGAAAGCTTCAGCAATCATAGGTTTCATCTCTTCAAAGAATTGTGAATAAGTGTAATTCAAGAATTCTTTTGTTACAGGTAAGATAACCCCTAATTTAAACGCTCTCATTGTAGCATTAACCCAAGTAGCCTTAGACGTTTCAATTTTTTGACCTTCACCTACCCAGTAAGCACCTGGTTTATCAGCCCAAAAAGTAAACTTCTTCTCAGTACCTTCCATTGGTTCGTACTTACCTAATTGCATAATTTTAGAGTTTTCCATAACCTCTTGTAAGATGGGCGTTGTGAATTCATTCATCAACGTGCCATCTTTCTTTTCGTGCATCATTACATTATCAGGGTTAAATACTTGCGGTTTAACATTGTTACTCGCAAAATGTTGCAAATTTAATTTTAATTTTTGTGTTTGTTCCATTTAAATGCCTCCGTTAATTTTTAATAATTCTTTTTTGTCTAGCTATTTCAGCTAAGTTTTGTTGTTTGTTTTTAGATGAGTGATTAAATGAATCTCCACCAGTTAATGGCGATTGTCTAGCGTTAACCTTAACCGCTTCATTAACCGCTTTTTTTACTGCATTAGAAAAAGCTTCAACATTCAATTTAGTTTGTTCAGCAGTATCTGTTACAACTAAATTAACAACCTCGTCTGATGAATCAACTTCTGCTTCGCTTAACATTTCCCTTGCTTCTGAACGCATTTCATTTAATTGTTTTTCTGAGCGTAATTGCTCCAGCTCTTTTTCCAATTGTTTGCGTTCATATTCATCTTTTTGATCCTTGTTCATTTTCGCTAATTTAGCAGCTTCTTTAGCGGCTTCTTCTGCTTTTTCTTTTGCATACTCATCAGCTTTTTTCTTTTCGTGGGCTACACGACGTTCAAGTATTTCATCAACTTTCTTTTGTTGCTCTGGCGTGAAAGTTATTTCAGTACCTTCGTCATATTCTTTCTTATCAGGATTTCCTTTTTTACCATCTCCGCCTGGTTCGTCCGGATCATCTGATTGGTCTGCAAAAAATTGCAAATTAAACTTAAGTTTATTTTCTTCCATGAGATATACCTCCATTTATAGTCTGTCGACTGTTTTTCCATGCGTGCTTTTTATGTCATCAGCACGTTTTGGACATAAAAAATAGCCAACACAATTAAGTGCTAGCTATTAAAAGAGTGGTTCGTTATATTTCGGTTTTTCTTTATTGGCTAATACTGCCGACCTTACGCTGTCTAAGTTTGCATCAATAATAACTGTTTCGTTTCGCTTTTGTAACTCTTTACGTATACCTTTTAACTCTCTTGCTATGTCTCTAAAGTATTTGTCAGTATTGCTCATACCAATATCCTCCAAACACTTAATTTACTATCATACAATGCTAACTTGCCTTTAAAAACTTTTACTTTTAAATCAATCATCGCTTTTCACTTTTCCTCCGAAGTATTTTGTTTTTCGTTTCTTGTTTGGTTTTTTCGGCCACATAGATTTAGGTAGTAATGCACAATCTGAACGACAATTGATATGCATAGGGTAGAAATTAACACCAATTTTAGCGTCTTTAACTTTGAATATTTCTCCATTAAGCCCCTTGCATACTTTAGTTGTTCTACTATCAATTTTTGCAATATACATATAATATCCTTCCGGTGAAATTTCTTTCATGCTGTCAATACTTGATTGTGCGTGAACACGTGCCGATTCCGTATAAAGCAATGATTTAATTGCTGCAGTCTTTTGTCTTGCTGTGCCTTCGAATTTGTTTAGGTGCTTGCGCATATCTTTAACATATTCATTAGGATGTCGACCTCTAATAACCACATTAGCAATTATTTCTTCTACTTCTTGTTTCATCGCTTCAGTATTAGTCCATAATCGCTCTGACCAAACGACACCATGAAATTGTGTATCAACGATTGTATCTATAACTTCTTTAGCTACTTGTACACCTTCACCTAAAATACCCGCTTGATCACTGAACACACGATAAGCTGTTGATTCGAAATATTCCCTCATCGATAATTCTGTTTGAGCTGTTGCATAAGCAATTAAGAATTCTATTTGAATCTTTAACATCTGTTCTCTAGATACATACATCTTAGTGTTATACTTCTTTAATTCTTCATTTGCTCTATCGCTAAAGTCCTTGTTTTCGACCAATCTTTTTGCTTCTTCTTGAAACGCTTTTACATCGAACTCATCAATAATCTTTTGTGCTTCTTGTAATGTAACGCCTGCAAAATCTCCGTACTTAACAATAAACGCATTGATCTCTTTTTCAATGCGCTTAATCATCATATTCAATATACGTTCTATTTCTTCAGCTTTAGTTTTATCACGCTTCAACTCATTCTCGATTGCTTTGCGTCCGCGTTCTTCCCAATATTCTTGAGTGTTTTTGTTAGGCAATTACAATCATTCCTTTTTATCAACAGTATCTTTTGTATCATCATCTTGTTCGTCATCATTGATGTCTCTAGGGTCTTTATAAATGCCTTTTTGAGCTTTTTTAATAGATTCTTTCTCATCTTCTTCTATTTTCTTGACTTCTAATTCAGGGTCTTGGAAGAACGAGAATAGAGACATTAAAGTTGTTTGGCTAATCTTCCCGCCAGAATCAATATAAGCTTTTAATTCTTCAATCAATGATTTAGGTAAGTTTCTGTTGTATACGTATCTAACAGTATTGAAATCTTTGTTAGCGTCAATCGACCGTGTATTTTTAAGTATTGTCTCTAACAACTTAGCACGACGTCTTAACCCTTTAGTAAACAATCCTTCTTTAGTTTTAGTACGTTGTTCTAATCCGAACAATTTATATTTCATTGCCTCGCCCGATTGAGTGCCACTAAAGTTATCATCTTTCATGTTAGGCGTGTTGGTAAACATGTGTATATCACTGTTCAAACGGTCTTTATAAGCTTCGGTACCTTGTACATCGTATTGCTTATAAATATAACCACCGTCAACTGAACCTTCTGTTTCTCTACCTTCGCTATCAGCATAAACAGTCGGTTCTAAAAACAACACGTTAGCTTCCTTTTGTTTTCTAACTTCTACAGGATCTAAATTTAAATTACCTTTAATAAGTAACATAGCGTCATTTAAATCACTCATATAGTTAGCAGTATCTGATTCTGCATTATCATACAAATCAATTAAAGTGATTACTTTCTCGTAATCCCCTTTTCTTCTTTCGTTATTGCTAAATTCTGTAATAGGCATGCGTTCAAATGAGTGAGATTCAAAACTGTTTTCACGTGGTGTGAGCTTCAATCCACTTGTTCTACTGGTAAGATATCTATAAACACCGTTAGAAGTAAATAAATCAACTGTAAACACTTCATCTTCGTCAGTCTTGTCTATTGGTTTAGTTCTTAAATATCTAACGCCTGCGATACTATTACGTTCAATTGTATTGTCGTATATGACAAAAGTGCTCATCGCATCACTCTTGTATAAACGAGTTTCATCATCTTGATTTCTAATCATCAACTCATAAGCTTTGCCATAAATTGACAAATCTAATCCTAAAGATCTATTGTGTGACTCAACATCATTTAAATCATTGAACGCCTCAATAGCTTCTAATACATCTTTGTCATCATCTTGATATTGAATTGGATTACCCAAGAAATAGCCGTTGATAAAATCGCTAATATAAGATGCGTAATCATGCGCTACACGGTTATCTGCCATGTACTCTTCTTTGCGTCGTGTTAACTCAACTAAGTTCTTAGTTTTACCTTCGTAATAATCACTTAACACTTTCAATCTAGGTCGTTGGTAATCCATGTGATGTTCAATGTATTTACTTACTTCATTAACGTTTTGTAATAAATCGGATTCCGTCCCGTCATATGTGTAAACAACATTGGCTTCATCATTAAATAAGTAATTTATGTTTCCCTGTAGATCTGTATCTGTTTCAAATTCGTTTACTTTTAACATTTGTTCCCTCCTATAATCCTAGAGATTTTATTGTGTCAACTTTCGAACTGACATTTGTGCGTTTTCTAACCGGTCTGTAGAATCGTTCTACTGAATAACGCAACGAATCGATACAATGATTGTATGTATCTACTGGTTCATTGGTATATTCACCTGTATCTTTGTCCTTTTGCCATGTGTAGTTGTCAAACTCTTCAATAGTCTTGAAACAACGTTCATCAACAATGATTTCAAATTGCATTAAGAATTGTAACCCTTGTACAACCGAGCCCTTCCCTTTTTTGGTTGGTAAAATCCTTTTAAGCCCTAGATTCCTTAATTCAGCTATACTTTTTTGTTCTGCACTATCTGCTGTAATTTCTTCTTTAGCATAACCAAGTTGCTTTATGACATTAGCTATTTCATCATTCAGCATACCTTGTTTAACATACTCTTCAATGATGTATAACTTCTTTTTCTTTAAATCTATTTTAGAATGTATAAAAGCACTAGGATCATTAACGTAGCCAAAGTCCAATCCAAAATAAGAAGGTAAATGTCTTAACTCATCTTTATTTATTAAACGTTTTTCATACTTAGGGAAAACCAATTTGTCTAGTGTAGCAAATTCACCTAACGCATAAATTTTGTAATATGCTGGATTACGATTTGCTAACAACTCTAAGTTTTGTCGTGTCATTTCATCAAGAAACTTATTATCTCGATAACTAGATTGTCTAATCATGACATTTTCCATTGGTTCACCATGTTCAAAGAAATACTTATAAACCCAATTCAGTTTAGATACTGGGTTAAACATCAAAAATATTTGCTTATTCACGTGTTTACGCTCCCTCAAACGCAACGTTAATTGCGTGTAATCATTTAGTGTGAATTCAGACGCTTCTTCCATGACTATGTCTGATATGCCTTTTATCGACTTTATTTTCTCTGGGTTATCTAATCCTTTAAACAAAAAAACTGCGCCGTTTGGCAATTCAACTTTGTTATCAGTCTTATTCCAAAGGCACATGTCCCAAATACCGAAGTTTATCAAACAATCTTTGACATCTTCGAATAAACTATCTTTAATTGTTGATTGGACTTTTCTAAGCCATAGTATACGCCTAGGATATTTCCAGTCTTGCAATGCTTTAAGTACAACTTTTTGTATAACGCCGTGAGACTTACCGCTCGAACCTCCACCGTAATGTACTTCAGTGAAGTTATCGTAATTGGTTAGTATTTCGAATATGTTTCTATTGAAAACATTAGACGGTTTGTTAAAGTTTAATTTAACTTTCGTCATCGTACTCACCAATATTAATCTCAATATTCTTCTGAGTAATTTCTTTTTTATCGATATACGCACCATGTACTTTTAGTATGTGGTCAATAGATCTCTGACGCTCTTCAAAAGTTGGTGTGATTGTGTAAGTAACCTCTTTTTCCACTTCATCGTTTAAATGGTCATATTTCTTACTGTAAGCCTCTTGAGGTTCTCCTCTAGCAATAGAAGCAGATAACGCTAAAGCTTCTGTAATACTCATTAAACGCTCTTCTTGTATCTGTTCTAATCGTTCTTTAATATATTCCGAAACATTAACATTTCTTAACAATCGACTTGCTAAAGACTCTGCTGTTTTCTTACTATAACCTGCTGTAATTGCTGCTTTTTTACCATTACATCCATTCATTATATATTCATCTGCGAATCTCTTTTGTTTTTCGTTCATTTCATTTACCACCAACTCTCGCGCTATACGCTTTTTAAAATTAAAAAAGGATTGGCTATAATCAGCCAACCCACATAGATCCTTTATTCCTAATTGCGATAAGGGAAACGCAGTACGATAGTCAATATCCTACACTATCATAATATCTCATTTAAGGTATCAAAAACTGCCACTTTGCTGCCAATTTCAGTCTTCCCCTAACTCTTCCGCCAATCTAGATATGATTTTTCTTTTGATTCTATGAGCAGTTCTATCAGAAATGTGTATGTCAACACAAACTTTCACTAATTCCTTTTTATTAAAATAATACTCTTGAATGAATTCGCGTTCTTTCCTGCTTGATGTGTTGATTATACGTTCAATAGCGCTCTTAAACTCAAGGATTTTACCTCTTCGTATACTACAAAGATAATTAGTTACTGCCATTTCTGTTTTCGATGTATTAGACGGTACAAACTCCCCGCCTATATTTGTATCTGTTGGAATCCACGGTGTCATTATTTCACTTCTTAAATCTTCAAGTTGTTTATGATAATTAGGATAATCACACAACTCATCTTCTAACTTTCGAACTGTTGATAATTTTAATCCGTATTTCTTTTTAGTCATGAATACCCTCCGTACAAATATGTTTAATCTTCAAAGTGTCTCAATCTACTTCTTAATATCTCTATCTCTCGCTCTTTAACTTTTACATCACCTTTTAACTGTTCCGCTTGTAACATCACACCAAACAATAAGATGACTAGTAATATAATTGCTATGATTAACCACATCATCTACTCCGACACCTCCGCCCTCATCAAATCAGACTGATCACTCAACTTTGCGAAGTCACTTGGCGCCTCTACATCATCATTAGCCGTCATCATAATATATACTTGCTCAGTTACATACTTACCTAACTCATACATCGCTAGTAAGAATAATAGTCTCAAAATTTCTTTAACCACCACTAAACACCCCATGTTAATTTATCGATAATTTGTATAGCTTGTTTTAATGCGTCTCTTTTTTCTTCGATATCTCTATTATCGCCATCTTCATCAGCTGACATTAACTCACTGTCATATTCATATAATAGTTCTGATATTTCATTACTAGCTACTACTAATAAGTTTTCATCTACATCAATCGTTACCGTTTTCTTTGGCATCTCCATCTCTCCTTATCTTAACTTGTGCCTCGTATTTGCGCTCAGCTTCTTCTTTACTCTCTGCCTCAACAACTGTAAACGTCTGATTATCTCTAGCAGTAGTAAAATGTTCATGTGGTTGTCCTGTTGAATCTTTGAATGTTGTGACTAAGTATTGTGTCACTTCCCCAAAACCTCCTTGACTCGATCTAAGATGTCTTTACACGTATCCTTTTCCTGCGTCTGCTGTTCCATCTTGTCTTTCGTGGTTCCTTTTCATTTTCTTTTTGTATGCGTCAATGAGTTGGTCGATTGAATAGTATTGAACCGCTAAACCAAAAGGTAGCGCTAACGTACAAGCTCTTGATGTAGTATCGCTACGCAACACTGTATCGCCAATACCTGCAATCATAATTTTCGTTATTTTGAAATCTGCAAAATCAAATTCACCATGTGGTTTGTTATCTTTCATAATTGCGTCTACGATAGCATTAATTAATATCTCATCAGTCTCTTGTTGGTTTGTAATACTTAACCCGAACGCCAACATGTCAGCTAATTCATCTAACTGAACATCTAACGGCTTACCTGGTTTCTTCTTCCAATTTTTAAACGTTTCCAATGTGTTAAACCATTCGAAGAATTCAACCACATATGCAATCTTGCTATCCTGTAAATTAAGTGTAGGTATTCTGCTATCGAACTCCTTTTGTATTTGTAAAAGTTCTTTTAATTGATCTACTGTTAAATTATTCATTTATTCGTTATCTCCTATCATTTTAATTCCTCAATAAATTTAAGCACTCTATCAATATCAATCTGTTCATTTTCTGACTTGCGTTTATTCAACCAATAATCTAACTCGTGCCACCAGTCGTCGTTTAAATACTTTTCTTCTAGCAATGCATCACGTTGGTCGATGATTTCAAGCATTTACTCGTCCTCCAAAAATTCAAAATATCTTTCAATCTCATGCTCGTTAGCAAAGTAATATCTAGGCGTCTTATGAGATTTAGGGTTAATCCAAATAATGTAAATAGGTATCCTTTGAAATGATAAAAATCCAGTTAATAACACTTCTTCATTAAAAATTTCAAAGAAACCTAATTCTTTTTGAACCTCTTTCACATTATCTTTTGTTACGTATACCGACTTTAAGTTTTTATTTTTGATAACTGGGTGCGGCACCACATTTTTTAATCGTTTCCATTCCACTCACTCGTCCCCCTTAATTAGATAAATTGGTTTAGTAATAAAATCTATAATGCTAATAACTGAATCATCAGACAGTTTATAATGTGTATCTCTAATATCTCCGACCAATTGCACAATCTCTAGACTTTCGTTTGTTTCATGGTTATATACTTTATCTCCTACACTAATACTCATTTTCCTGCGCCTCCTCATATTTATAGACCACTTGACTCGTCATAATCCCTACTGCTTCATCAAGATAAATATCTTCTTTGAGTGCATCTTGCATAGCATTAGGTAAACCCTCAAGTATTTCATCAAACGCTTGCGCTTTCTTATACACATCTTCAATCTCTTTTAGTAATCCCTCTGTGTCATTGCCGTTATACGCACTAGCACTGATAATTGATTGTTCAATTTGTTCGCGGTTATTCATCATTTCCATCTCCTCTAAAATAAAGTTAGTTCCTTCTGTTCTTCGTATTCCAAACCATGTTGCTTTATATATATTTCGAGCTCTTCAGCAGTATCAAATGTCTTTTTAACACTTTGCCAACCTGGCACGATATGCCCATGAAAGTAATAAGTGCCGTTTACTACATGGATATGTGCCACTCGTTCGTTATCTTGATACAGATATCTCTTAGATCCAAAGAATTGATTTAGGTATTCTTTGCGTGCGTTATCTGTCATGATCTACTTCTTAACTTTCACGAATATGTCGTTTTCCATCAGGTAGCACGCATAACGTCCTCTTGGATGCACTTGTGGCACATTAAACAAATGTGGCTTCTTTCTTCTTAGCTCAGCCTCTTTACGTCGTTGCCTAGCCATTTCACGTTCTTTGCTCTCTCGCTCCATGATTTTGGATAACACAATTTCTTTATACTCAGCTAAGCGCATACCATAAGGTGCATGTAAGGCTTCTAACAACGCCCAGCCACCTCGTACTCTTTTTGCAACCATTCCTGGAGTTAAACCATTCTTTTTTATCAATTCATTTTCATGTTCGGTAAATTTATATGGTTTACCGTTAATCTTTACGATACTCATTTATTCCACCTCTGTATTTATCCTGTGTTAAAATTTTTAAAGCTCATGTTTTTTTCTCCGGATGTTATTTATCCTAAAAAGTATTAGTGTGTCTTTTTGGTCGTTTTTCGCCCTATATTCACGAGCACTAATGACCAAAAGCTCTTTTTGCTCTCTCAGATAATTCTTGTCGTCGCTCTTCAGACATTAATTTTCTAAAACCTATTGCGCTTTTAGGTAGTTTCGCCCTAACCAATACCGCAGTCCCAGATTCTAATCGTTCCAATACCTCTACATCATCGCCGTACAACTTTGTCATTCTAGTAATATGTGTCGGTACCGATGAGTAAGCAATCCATTCTTGATTTTCGTAATCATAGTTCAATGTCGTTTCTCGGTCTTCTCTTGAATAACCGTCGCTTACAGTTTTTGTTTCTTTGGTAATTCTTGCCATTTATTCCACCTCTATATTTACGTTTCTAATTTTTAAATTGTCATACTCTAGTATTTCGTTAGGATTGTTATATAAGTAATCTGCCAGCGCATCTTTTTCGTTATCCACATCACCAAAATGCTTATATTCAACTTCTGTAGGTATTCTTATATCAATCGTTGCGTTTATATATGCTTGTTGTTGCATTAGATCACTTCATTTCTCTTTTGCGTTCTCGTCTTGCTTTAATTAATTCCTCGTAAGTAATCCATGTTTTGCCTGTGTACTTAGGTGCTTTACATATCCACGTTAAATTCACATCTCTATACTGATATCTGAATATCTTCGCTTTGATGTTGGCAACTTCAGTCGCCTTACCTTTAACGTCTACAACTTCAACCAGTTTCCCTTCCTTCCACAAAGAGAAATCGGCTATATACGTAATCGGTCTTTGTTTCCCGAATTTAGGTTGTAATTCAAATTTCGGTTGTAGTTCGATACGATCATAGTTAGTGCCATTCATATTACTTTCTAAATATTGGTAATATTCACACTCTACTTTGCTATCAAATACAATTCCTTTGTACTCAACTTTCTTAGCGTTGTATTTACTCATCATCCACCTCTAAATATCAAATATCGTTGCTTGTAACCCTAGTTCTTGCTCATATAGAAGCCCGTGAGCGCCCTTGAATCGTTTTAGGTCACTATCAGTCATAATTTTCTTTTCGTCGCTGAAATGGGCTCCTGTGAGCGAATAAACTTCATTTACGTTGTCTTTATACTTGATGACCTTAATATCTTCCGTGCCATCTTCTCGGTATAAGTAATATTTTTCTTTCGGCATTTTTAACACTCCTTAATATTCGACGATAGCGGATCTTTCTTCTTTTTCTTTCAACTTATCATCAATAAGTTTTTTAAGTTTCTCTTGGTCTCCGTTTGCAAAATCAATCATCTTTTGAGCATATACATCTCTACAATGTAATATTTCTTTTATATTTTGTTTTGTTATTACCATGCATCTCGCTCCCTGAAATCGTCTCCGATTACTCTTACTTTTCTCGCATTGTGTTTCATTCTTGAATTGATACGTTGCCAGTTCATATTTTGATTTAGTTCTTTATCACTAAAGTTAGTTGTAAAGATGTTGTTTTTACCTACTCTGTTATCAACAATGCTGAAAAGTTTATTTAAAGTGTGCTCTGTGTTTTCTACACCCATATCATCTAGTACAAGTAAATCAATATCACTTAGCAATCTGACTAGCTCGTCTGTAGTTTCAACTGCATTTTTGTTGTATGTCGCTTTGATACGATCCATCAACATTGGTATGTGCATAAAAGCAACTGTATGCCCTTTAGATTTGACTGCTTTTGCGATAGCGTATGCTAGGTGGCTTTTACCAGTTCCATATGAACCTTGCAATATTAATGATTTTGGTTCTTTTGTAGAGAAACCCTGTACATACTCTATTGCTGTTTGTTTAGCTTTTACTTGTTTTTCATTTTGTGGCTTATAGTTGTTAACCGTTGCATCTCTTAATGACGGATTAACATTTGATTGATTGAATATGTTGTTTATCTTCCGTTGCTTGTTTCGCTTATATTCCTCATAAATTTCACACTTGCAACCATCTTTATACTCGTAACCATTCGGGTGTTTTTTAGTAGGAGCGAACTTATATAAGTCGTATTCACTGCCACACCTCTTACATTTCAATCCCTTTTCGACATGAGTAGGTTGATATTTTTTCAAGCTTTCGTTTATCTTTTCGCTGAATAGTGGTTTCATAATGTCCCCCTAATCCCAATAACTTTCGTCGTACTTCATACGTTCCAATTGATCTATGCCAGTTTCTTTAATCTCTTCGCTATAATCATTCATATAGCTTTCATTAGTTAAGAATGTTTTGGGGTACTTTTGATATTGTTTGTCTGTAATAGTTTTTAAATACTCTCGAGTACCTTGCATGATTTGCTCAAAAGTATGTTTCTTTACGCATGATTTGAATTTAGTGAAAGACATCTTCTTATCTTTTTTCTTGTTGTAAAGTTTCCACCATTCCTCAAATTGCTCATGCGTAACGTCAGTTGCGCTATTATTTGAACTTAAGTTCTTATCTATATCTTTTTCTTTATCTCTTTCTAATTCTTTATCTAATTCTTTATCTTCTTCTGTTGCGTGACTGTCACGTGACGTCACGTGACCATTTAGCAATTTTCTGTTGTTTTCTCGTTGCTTTTGTTTCCTCAACCTGTTCTGCGCCCTGATTTTCTCGAGTCCTTCAATGTTTTGGTGCTTTTCCCAGTTTGTCACTTTTATGACACCATTAACTTTTTCAATCATGCCTAATGTCTCAAAAGTTTGTATTGCTAACCTTATCGAGTTGATAGGTCGGCTAAACTCATTTGCTAACATTTCTTCGTTGTACGGCAAATTTTCAGATAGCATAATGTAACCTTGTTCGTTGTACTTTCCTGATAAAGTTAGCAACTTAACCCAAATAGTTATGATCGTATCTCTTTCGGGTAAAGCTTCGATATATTTGATTTTGCTGTCATCAAACATGCCAACTTTAAGTTTTATCCACGATACTTCTCCCATTGTCTTCTCCTTTCAGCGCTTTTATTTTGTCCGGTATTTCCCAGTTAGATATGAATTCTTTAAGTTCATCTGTCATAGGTACGTCATTAAGGATTACGTCTGAACCATGTAAATAAAAATTAATTTTATTAAACATGAGAGCAGTCTCATAAATATTTTTTGACCATCCAATATGATATGTCTTTCTTTTATAAGTTATTTGCGCTACATAACCACTTTGAGTTAAATAGACTCCTTTGAACTTACTTTTTCCTCTTCTACGACGTTTTTGGTCTTTGTAAGTTTTGTATTCATATTCAAATATAGAGTCATTTTGATTTTTATGATTCTTATAACCTTGTCCGTCCCAATATTTATCTACTGCGCTGTTGTATGCTTTAGCTGCCTCCCATTCATTAACAAAACTACCTAAATATTTAGATTTGCTATCAATTTTTATTACAGCAGACCATTTTTTTGTTTTTCGATTTAAATAAACACCTTTATAGATACTCGAAGTATTTCTTGTAGGCCTTGCCCATCGTTGTTGATAACCAATTGAAGTGATGTTGTTTTTGGTAAAATCATTATTTTTTATTTTTTGAAAACCATTTTCTAATACAAATCCACTTAAGCTAACGTTGAGTGTATTTGTGTGAATTCTTCTAACGTTATCTACATAAGATTTTGTCCAAATATATTGATTAACTCTCTCATAATCTTCATCATCAACAAAAATTTCTTCTCCATCTTGTAAAAATATCGATTTAACCATTATTCTCTTCCTTTCAGCATTTTGCTGAGCCTCTCATCAACTTTTATCCACGAGTCATGCAAGTGATATTTATCATCAAACGACTTAACACCAATTGCGTGCTGTTCATTATGATGTTGTCTACACAGTGCTAACACATGTTTGTCGTAGTGATTCATCTTGTTTCTGTTCATACCTCTGCCGACTGCTTCATAATGTGCCAGGTCTGCGTGAGGCTTTCCGCATATTACACAGTTGCGGTTGATTGTAGCCCAATATAATAACGCTTTATCTTCGCTTAACAACTTACTCGTTTCTACACTCATAGGTATTTGATGATGAAACATAAACGCTATAATCAGTTCTATTAACTCCCTTGCGACTTTCATTGAACAGTCACGCAGACTGATTTCTTCATAACCTTTCATAATTTCCAATTCTGTTTGTAATAATTTTCTAGTTGATTCTACTGGTTCGCCCCAGTGAAGTTCTATATCTCTACACATTGCGAATATTTTTTTGCGTTGTTCTATAGATAGTTTTTTATTATCCGGAACCTCTACTTCTGCTTTTAGTGGATATCCGTTTTCTAGTAAGTCAATGTGACTTTGTTCAAGTTCAACACCAGTAGCAACGACGGAATAAGTGCCGTCATTGTCTTTCTGGTATCTTGTAATGTATTGCATTTAAACCACACCTTAAAACGCTAAATCTTGGTCGTCATATCCAAATTGGCCACTGCTTTCAAATGGATTGCTTTGTTGAGACATTGATGTTTGTTGTTGTGCCCCGTTATTTTCTTCAGCTTTTTGCTTATCTGTCTTCGGAATAGGTTTGTTAACAACATCATCGCCCTTTTTGTAAGGTTTAATAAATGAAAAATCCGTAAAATACTTACCTTCATCTTCATTGAATTTCCATTTCAATACCAAGTGACAAAACTTACCAATAAGATCATTGGTATCAAAATCTAAGCTAGGAAGATTTAACTTAATACCTAATCGAGTAACTAATTCAATCAATTGTTTTTCTTGGAAATCATATTTATACGGCGGTACAAATTGATTATGTTTATATTGTTTGCCTTCATCATTTTCAAATACGATTGTGAAATATCTATTTTCTCTATCATTGAATTCAATATTTTTAACTTTCACTGTGAATTCTCCAGCTTGAAACCCTGCTGAGCCGTTATAAAACTTTTCTTGATTTGTTTCTTTAGTAAATTGCGCTTGTCCTGTGATTTTCATAATTAAATACCGTCCTTTTAATTAATTTTTAGTTTCCATTTCTAATTGCTTCTACTACGTCCGTAATGCTAGGATTTGCAAATTTCTTATTGTTAATTGTTATTGAAGGTGAATGTCTAATCTTTGTTTCAAACGTATTAGAAGGTTCAGCGTTTAGAATATATCTAGCTTTCTTTTCTCCGTTATCATCAAATTCTTCAATCATTGCCCTAGCTAACACATCACTTTGAGAAGTAATAGCTTTTTTAATTTGTTCTTGCGCTTCAATAGTGATAGTAGGGTTGATAGTGCTACCTTCATCATCTTTATCTTTGTTGATACCTTCATGACCTGTAATAACAAAGTGGAATTTGTATTCTTCTTGAAGTTTTCCTATTAATCTGTACATACTGACAATTCGTTCAGCAACTTCTCCCCAATCATTAAACGTTGGTTTTTTAGACTTATTTTTCATCACATCATTCAATGTCATATCTCTAAGTTTTTGAATAGTTTCAATAACTACAACATTGATTTCTTGTCCGTTTTCTCTCATCTCCTGTAAAATTTGAGGTAAAAAATTTACAACATAAACAAAGTGTTGATAGTTCTCGATTTCTACGTCTGATCCTTCGTCAGTAACCGTTGTTCCACCTTCGTTAATGTCAATGACGAAAGCGTCTTTATCTCTTGTAGCAAACGTGGTTTTTCCTGAGCCAATTTTTCCGTATACTGCAAATTTATAGAATTTCCTTTTATTTTTCTCAGCGATATTATTTATCTTTAGTTTTTTGAGTATGCTTACTTTTTCTTGTGGTTCTTGTTTTTCCTCAGTCATGTTCTACCTCCTCATACTCAATTGTTTCTGTCACTGTTTTCTTGATTGCTTTGTGATAATCCATATTGATACTCGCTTCTTCCATACCGTTAAACTCCCTAGCTCTATTTCTATTTGTGGAGTAACTAATATCTGAATTGTTATCAGTTGGTTTGTTAGTTATATAAATTGGCATATCCCTATGACGAATGATATAAGTTACAGTCTGCTTCATAGCGACCTCCTACCATTTCATGACTAAGTTAATTAGTCTGTCCTGTTCATCTGTGTTCTCTTCAATCCATTCGTTTATAACGTCGTGCATTGCATCCATTGCAATATATAGTTCGCTTAAATCTACGACATGAAATGATTTAAGTGGAACATTATTCATATCCTTAACTTGTATACTGATACCGTCATGTCTCTTCATCGCAGACACTTTAAATTCGAACCCGTTAAAGTTTATAATTTTATTTTTTATCTCACCCGCTTTGTAATACATTCTTTTAGTCCTCCTTGTATTCTTCGTACTCCTCTTCGCACTCCTCGTTATCTTCTTCGTTTTGTAATTCATAAATTTTGTTTTTCAGTTTTATATTTTCTTTTTCCAATTTTTCGTTTTTTCTTTCTTCCGCAAAATACTTACCTCTGTAAGTATCTTCTTCTTTATCTTTAACAGCCTTTATTTCAATAAGTTTTCTGTACTCGTTCAATGTGATTGTTACTGTCAATTCTTGATTTGCTACAAAATTATCTTCTTCATTTCTGTATCCTGAGAAATCTTTAGTGTAATAATGTTGTTCTGTTTTAATATTTTCAGCCATAGTTGACTACCTCCGTATATTTTGATTTAATTAAGTTGTATATTTTGATGAACACTTACTGTTACTTGTTGGCGCAAGTAGCAGTTTTTTATTCTTCATAAAAGTATTCTTTATAGAATATGAAAGTTGCAATACTTGCGAATCCCGCAATTGACCACGCTGTAGTGAAGTATAGAAACGGCATGAGTACAATCGCTAAGACTGTGAAGCATAATACTGCTAATAGATAGCTTTTATAAATGTTACTCATTTTCTTTTTTCAACGCCTCCATTATTCTCTCGTCTGACAAGCCGTGATAAGGGAATTTTTCTCTAGCTAATTGGACTGGTATTCTGCCTCGAATCGCAATGTAACCTTCGTCTTCAAGCTCTTTATTCAGTTCTCTTATTATTTGTCCTGCTTTGGATTTAGAAACAGATAAAATTACTGCAAGTTCTTTAGCTTGCAAACTATTTTTTATCATATCTATTCCTCCTTTTTATTTTTGTGTTGTGTATAATTTAGTTATCTCCTAGTGAAAGGAGGTGATAATTATGAATAATATAAATCTCACTCAACGACAGTTAGATTTAATAAAGAAAAATCAAGCTATCTTGTCTAAATTGCCTGTCGAAGCTTACGCTAAAGCCGCAAATACTATGAATAATTCGTATGTTATGAACGCTCTGGAAATTCAATCGACGGTTAATAATGTTATGAATAGCATTAGAATTAACCAATCGAAATTATCTAATTGGGCTTCCTATATGCATCAAGTAACTAAGAATCATCCAATGTTCAAATCTAATTTATTTTCTAATGAGGTTCTTAATAGTTTTATAAAATCTACGAGCATTCCTAAAAACGATATTTTGAAAATGTCTTATGCTCTTAGAAATTTGAATGTCGATGTAGCTAATAGTTCTACCTTTATTAAATCCATCAATCCTGCCCATCCAGTAGAGCGAAAACAACATGAAAGCAATAATTACAGCGGTAAAAAAATTGTCGACATAATGCATATTAATCACTCCAGTTTAGGTTTTATTAATGCTAGTTCTGTAGGTGTAAGCGGTAATGCTATTTGGGACTTTTTATTAAAGTTTATTAATAACGAACCAATAAATACTCCTTTTTATATTTCGGTACTTTTTATAGCGTATTTTTGCTATCTATTAACCAGTTTTTCAAATTCAAATGATGATTAGTTGTCGGATTTATCGATTAATCTCTTTAAGCAACTCTGCAACTGCTCGCAACAGTTCAGGGTTGTTTCTTGTTTCTAAATTACTGTTTGCATGTTTTAGTAAATTGAGTTTTAATTTACTTTTTTCTTTAGCGATTCTAAATTTTTGTAACATTTGTAGTTCCTCCTTTTAAGATGTTTGTTCAATTGTGTGTTATTCTTCTTCGTCTAAATCAAAGTGCTGTTCGATTTGGTCAATTGCCCACTCAATCATTGATTCAAGGTGTTTCTCTCTGTCGACTTCGTAAGTGTGCTCAATCTCGCCTGCATATGTCACAGTAAGAGTATCTTTGTGTGTGTATGTTTGACTTTTGTTTTCTTTAACTGCATAAAGTGTTAATACTATATTGTTTAGCTTTTCTTTTTGTTCTGGTGTCATTTACGCTCCCCCTAAATTAGCTTCATAACCGAATTCAGTCATGATTTCATGTATTTTCAATCTGCCTTTTTGTGTCCATCTAGTTTGTAAAACTGTGTCTTCTCTGCCATCAGAACGCACAATTGTTATAGTGTCTGAATCTGTGTAACTCTTGCCCATGTGTTCTGAGTAAAGCACCCACTGTTTATTTACTTTTCGTTGTAGTCTAGCTTCGTGTAGTAGTTTGTTTAACTTTTGTGCTGATATACCGTAGTCTGCCGCGATTTGAGTTGTGGCTAATGTGCCAGTTGACTTTAAGATTTCATCTACATAGTCTGCTTTGGGTTTTAGTTCTCCGATTTCTTGTTGTAAAAGTAAGTTTTGCTCTTTTTCTTTCTTATACTCAGTCAACACTGTAATAATGTAGTCTGGATCTTTTAATGTTTGTTCAATTACATTGTCTGTTGCGTAGATACCGTGTTTGCGAATGGCTGGTAGGACGTCTGATGTTACCCATCGTTTGAATTTTCGAGCGGTTTCTCTGATTTTTTCGTTTTTACTTTGTTTAGAAGCGTCAAAGATTAAACTGTATAATCCTGATTCATTGATAATGATCATATTTCTGTTTTGACCTGATGCACTAAATTGGTGCGTCAGCTTGTCCTCGCTATCAACATGATTTCTGATGGCATTGTCTGCCCTTGCATATCCTAAAATTTCAGCAATATCTTTTCCTACAAAATAAGGTTCGTTTTCAATTTCCACTGTTCTTACTGGTAGCTCTTTAAAATTAAATGTTTGTAATGCTTGCATTGTTCGTTCCTCCTTTTAAGATGTTTGTTTGCGTTTCGTGTACTTTGTGGGTAAAAAAATATCTCCAATATTTTCGTCAAAAAAATCAGCGATAATAAACATCTCATCATTCTTAAATTGATGCTTTCCTAATTCCTTTAAACGATAACCTTCAGTTGATATATTCAAGAGGTTTGCTAAATCTTCTTGAGTACACTTTCTTTCTTTTCTCAACTTTATTAAATTCCATTGCATGTTGTCACCTCCCGCTTACAAAACTAACTATACACGATACGTGTACTTGAGTCAACATAAAAGTTTGCTTTTCGTGTATTTTTTTTGTTGAATACCAAAAATAATTGGGTTATACTATAGGTAAATTTAAGGAGGTAAGAAAATGGATAAAAAAGAATTAGCGAAATTTATAGGCAATAAAATCAGATACTATAGAACCAAATTGAACTTAACTCAAGATCAACTTGGAGAAAAACTCAACACTAAAAAGGCTACTATTTCAAATTATGAGACAGGGTACAGAACTCCTAAACAAGATGATTTGTTTGAAATTGCTCATATTTTAAATATCAGTATCGATGATTTGTTTCCTACAAGAAATAATAAAAAAAACGACATCACTTCCATATACAGTAAACTCACGCCTCCAAGACAAAAAAACGTACTTAACTACGCAAATGAGCAATTAGATGAACAGAATAAAGTCACTTCTATAGATGAATATAAAGAGTCTAAACTAGTATCGTATATTGCATGTGGTGCAACTGGTGCTGGCATAGGAGAAGAATTATATGATGACATATTGCATGAAGAAGTATTTTTTAAAGAAGACGAAACGCCATCAAATGCTGATTTTTGTATTTTAGTTAATGGTGATTCAATGGAACCTATGTTAAAACAAGGAACATACGCTTTTATTAAGAAAGAAGATTCTATTAAAGATGGTACAATTGCACTCGTTGTATTAGATGGAGTAAGTCTTATCAAGCGTGTAGATATATGCGAAGACTATATTAATTTGGTATCTCTAAATCCGAAGTATGATGATATCAAAGTCGCTTCGTTTAGTAATATTAAAGTAATGGGCAAAGTTGTATTGTGATTAATAGCGCCTATATGGCACTTTAATATAAAAGACGTCTATTTCATCAGTGTTTAAAAGGAGTTTATAATGAAAATAACTAATTGCAAAATAAAAAAGAAACTATAGTATATGAAGTTTTAACTAGTGGTAATCAACCATTCACTTATGAGTTATCTAAAGATTTATCGTCACATAATGCGCGTAAATACTTGGAATTTATTTCACAAAAAATAGATGGCGATAAGTTAAATTAATTCAAAGAATAAAGTAACTTCATAAAGAGTACGAAGAAAACGATCTAATGACCGAACTTATTCTTGAATATTTAGTAAAAAAGTATGTTGAAGAAGAATATAAGAAATAAACGCCTATATGGCGTGAGGAGGATGAGGGATGGAAGAGAACGCACCTTTAGAAACAGCAGTTAATAATTTTAAAAAGATTCAAAATAGCGAGATTTACAAATTTAAATATATGAATTCATGGTGTCTTGAATATTCAGAGTTTTTATTGGATGAAGTTAGATTGTTAAAAGAAAACAAAAGTTACACCAGATATAAAAAAGGCACTATAATTTATGTAAAGTTAGGTGTTAATGTTGGCAGAGAGTTTTCTGGAAACCATTTTTGTATGGTACTTAATAATCACGATTCAAATAAAAATCCAATATTAACGGTAGTTCCACTTACATCTTCCAGAAGTAAATTCAATGTGCATATCGAAGAAGATTTGTTACCTTTAGTATTGGAAAAAATGGACGTAACGGGTAAGGATTTAGCTAAAAAAATCATGAACAATCTTGAAAAGGTGTCAAAAGCAGAAAACCCATACGATCAAAAATTACTTGATGAAAACAAATCGCTGAATGACGACTTCAAAAAATATTCGAAGGTTCGCAAAAGATATGAGCGATTCAAGTATAAAAAGACCTATGCTAACGTTTTAAATATCACTACAATCAGCAAGGATAGAATATCGAAAATTAATAGGTATGACCCTGCCGGAGAAATATCATATTCAAAAGAAACAGTAGATAAAATTGAAAATAGTATAAAAATTAGATTTCTTAGTTAAATCGCTTGAACTACACTCTCTTTGATGGTATATTACATATATACAAAACAAGCCGCTGAAATATTTGCGGCAAGCTTCAAATTAGACAAGTCGCTGAAATATTTGCGACATGAGAGGGTGCATCTGCGCTCTCTCTTTTTTATACAATTTTCACGGGTAGCACGCCTACCCTTATTATTTTTTGCCAATTTTGAGGAGGGAGAAGCAAAATGCCAGTATATAAGGATGATAATACAGGTAAATGGTATTTTTCCATTAGATATAAAGATGTATACGGTAATAACAAACGAAAAATGAAGCGTGGGTTTGAACGTAAGAAAGATGCCAAACTAGCCGAAAGCGAATTTATACAAAATGTTAAATATGGATACTCGGACAATCAACCCTTTGAATATATATTTTTTAATCGTTTAAAAAATGAAAATCTTTCTGCACGCTCAATAGAAAAGCGAACTACAGAATATAATACTCACATAAAAGAAAGGTTCGGAAATATCCCTATTGGCAAAATCACTACTACGCAATGTACTGCTTTCAGGAATTATTTGTTAAACGATGCAGGTCTTTCTGTTGGCTATGCACGATCTGTGTGGGCAGGTTTTAAAGCAGTTATCAATTACGCCAAAAAGCATTACAAGCTCTTATACGACCCCACATTATCGGTAACTCCTATTCCCAGAACAAAACCACAAGCTAAATTTATCACTCGTGAAGAATTTGATGAAAAAGTAGAACAAATCACAAACGATACTTCTCGTCAGCTAACTAAACTGTTATTTTATTCTGGTCTTAGAATAGGCGAAGCTTTAGCTTTGCAGTGGAAAGATTACGATAAAATAAAAGGCGAAATTGACGTAAATAAGAAAATCAATTTAAGTAATAGAGAAATTGAATATAATCTAAAAAAAGAAAATTCTAAAGGGATAATACCTGTACCAAAATTAATTAGAGAGATGCTTAAAAACATGTATAATGAATCTTCTAAAAGATATAAATATTTTGACGAAAACTATTTTATATTCGGGGGTTAG